AAAAATTGTCAGCCATCAACGTCAACGACAAGGTGGAAAAGAAAAGCAATCTCACGTACCTATCTTGGGCTTGGGCTTGGAGTGAAGTTAAGAAGGCTTGCCCTGATGCGACTTATCAGATAGGGGAGACAGACTACGATGAATCTCTTGGCTTTATGTGCCACACGAGCGTAACTATTGAAGGGGAAACTCTTGCGATGTGGTTACCCGTAATGGATGGTGGTAACAAGTCTATGAAGAAGGTAGCTTACAAGTTTATTACGAGGTATGGAGAGAAGGATGTAGCAGCAGCTACCACATTCGATATCAACAAGACGTTGATGAGATGTCTCGTAAAGAACTTAGCAATGTTTGGAATGGGCATCTATATCTATGCAGGCGAGGACTTGCCTGAATCAGAACCAACTCCAACTGTAGCACCTACCAAACCAAGAGTACATCCATTAAAGATGGCTCTTAAAGAGGGCGATGACAATTGGGACAAGGTTATAAAGTATGCTACAGAAAATAAGTCTCAAGGGATTAAGAAAATCCTTGATGCTCTATCTGTAAAGTATACCGTATCTAACTTAGTGAAGGTTCAATTAACTAAAATTGTAACTACCAAATGAGTTCAGTCTTAGACCGCTTACGTAATGACGAGGATTATTACGGAGCATTTGGACGGCAGTACCTCAGCAACTCAGACATCAGTTCTTTACTTGGTAACCCAAAAGACTTTGGGAAATCATCAGAAGACAATGTCAACTATGCGAAGGGTCGATACTTTCATCAACTTATTCTTGAGCCTGAGAAGGCAGTAGATACAAAGTTTATTGACATCGGTTCTCGTAACACGAAAGCGTATAAGGAGTTTATCTTAGAGAATCAGATACCTTTTGCAATGCTTGAGAAGGAGGGCGAGGAGATACGTGGATGTGTAGATGGTATGCTAGGTAACATAGCATTCTACGAAGGAATTAGAGCAGAGGGTAATGTGTATGAGGTTCCTGCTATTAAGGAGATACACGGGATGATGTGGAAGGGTAAGGCAGACATCGTCTGTAACGACAAACTTATTGACCTCAAGACCACCTCGAAGATAGCCGATTTTAAGTATTCAGCACGTAAGTATAATTATGATAGCCAATGCTTTATATACCAAGAACTATTTGGTAAGCCATTGGTATTCTATGTGGTTGATAAGACCGATGGGATGCTTGGAATCTACAGACCAACTGAGGAGTTTGTAAAGCGAGGTGAAGAAAAGGTTGTACGTGCGATAGAGGTTCATAAGAAATTCTTTGGAGATAATCCAACTGAGAATCTTGAATACTATTACATAGATGAACTTCTTTAATAAAATTGTGTCCTCAAAGACACAAGAACAAGATAGGTGGATGTGGTTACGTGTTCCGATGGACTACCAAAACCTAAAGGGTAAAAATAAATTAGCCTTGAAACAAATAATACATTGGAGCAAACAAATAAATAAATAAGTAAAATGGCAGACGAGAAAATTTTTGCAGACGGATTCTCTTTTAAGAGACGAGAGAATGCTCCTGACTTTGTAGTAGGGAGACAATCAATTAAGGTAGACGAAGCAATCGTATTCCTTAAACAACACGCTAAAGGTGGATGGGTAAATCTTGACATCAAGCAAGCTAAGGGTGGTAACTACTACTGCGAGTTAGATACTTGGGAAGCCAAGCCACAAGGGACTCCAAAAGCAGCACCTGCGGTAGCGGAGGAACCTACGGATGACCTTCCATTCTAATACCAATTATTATAGGAACATTAAAGGGGAGGAGACTCCCCTTTTTTGACCCCTAAAGTGTGCTACGAAATAAATAAATTGTGCTTCCTACTATACTTTATAGAATTATATTAATTACTTTTATTCCCTCTATATATAGAGAGAAAGTTAACATTTTCAACACTACTGCTGATAATCAGTTAGTTACATAAATCAAATCAACATAAAATCAACACAACAATGACACAAAACGTCACAATCTTCAAAAACATTAAAGAAACAGAGGCTCCATTCCATAGAAATGTAAGTCTTGTACTTGATAGAATCAAGGACGGAGCAACCAAAGAATTGGTTAAAAGAATCCGTAAGGAAAAGAACAAGTCAGAAAGAAACGAACTAAAGAAGCTACTACCTGCAATATGTTTTAGTGGGGTGTTTAATAAAAGGGCAGACAATGCTCTGCAAACGCATAGTGGAATTATCTGCTTAGACTTTGATGGGTATGTTAAGACTAAAGAGTTATTACAAGACAAAGAAAACCTTTCCAAAGACAAGTATGTAATGTCTGCGTTTATATCACCATCGGGGGACGGCATAAAGGTTTTAGTTAAGATACCTGCTGATGTAGACAACCACGTAAATTATTTTAATTCACTTAACAAACACTTTAACTCACCACACTTTGATAAGGTAACTAAGAATGTATCAAGAGTATGTTATGAGTCTTATGACCCTTTAACATACATTAATTTAAACTCCTCAGTATGGGATAAGATTGTTGAGCCTGAGTATACAGAGGTAAGTAAGCACAGAGATGCACCTACTATACCAATTACCGATGAGAACAAGGTAGTTGACATATTAGTAAAGTGGTGGTTAAAGAAGTATCCAATGATTGAAGGTCAGCGTAATCAGAATGTTTATGTTCTAGCTATGGCGTTTAATGATTATGGCATCAGCAAGAGTCTTACAAGCTATGTGTTAAGTCAGTATCAAACAGAGGACTTCTCGTTGTCGGAAATAAATAGAACGATTGAGTCAGCATATTCACAGACAAGAAACTTTGGTACTAAGTATTATGAGGATGAAGAACGTATCAATCAGATTAAAACAAAATTAAAAAGAGGCGTATCAAAAAAAGAAATCCGTCATCAATTAGCTGAGTCTAGTGTTGATGGAGATGTTATAGACTCAGTACTTAATAGAATTGAAGAAGAAAGTTCTAGTCTATCCTTTTGGAATAAGAATGAGAAGGGCGTTATAAAGATTATACACTTCTTGTTTAAGGAATTTCTTGAGGAGAATGGGTTTTATAAGTACTGCCCTGAAGGAAGTAAGAACTATGTATTTGTTAAGGTTACCAATAACTTAATAGACCATACATCAGAGAAGGAGATAAAGGATTTTATTCTTGGCTACCTAGAAAAAATAGATGACCTAAGTATTTATAATTACTTCGCAGACCAAACAAGATTCTTCCGTGAGGACTTCTTAACTCTACTATCTACTATAGATATATATTTTATTGAGGATACTAAAGATGTGTCTTACCTATACTATAAAAACTGTGCAGTAAAAATCACCAACAATAAAATAGAGCCAATAGATTATATAGATTTAGGAGGATACGTTTGGAAGGAACACGTTATAGATAGAAAGTTTAAGATATGTCCTACGAACCTATGCGATTATAAGACATTCATAAAACGTGTCTGTGCAGATAATGAGCCTAGAGTTGAGACAATGGAATCAACTATTGGATTCTTAATGCACGGTTATAAGAATTTAAGCTACTGTCCTGCGGTAATACTAAACGATGAAGTGATTAGTGATAATCCTGAAGGGGGTACGGGTAAGGGAGTATTTATGAATGCTCTTCAACAAATGAAAAAGTTAGTAGTCATTGATGGAAAGGCGTTTGCTTTTGAGAAGTCATTCCCCTATCAACTTGTATCAGCAGATACTCAGATACTTTGCTTTGATGATGTAAAAAAATACTTTGACTTTGAGAGATTGTTTTCTGTAGTTACAGAAGGTTTAACTCTTGAGAAGAAGAACAAGGACGCAATTAAAATTCCTTTCTCTAGGTCACCTAAGATTGCAATCACTACCAACTATGCAATCAAGGGAAGTGGTAACTCTTTTGCAAGGCGTAAGTGGGAGGTAGAACTACATCAACACTATAATAAGAACTACACACCCTTAGATGAATTTAAGAAGCACTTTTTTGCTGATTGGGATGATGATGAGTGGTGTCAGTTTGACAACTATATGGTGTCGTGTCTTCAGAAATATTTAAGCCACGGATTAATTAAATCTTCATTTGTTAATCTAGGAATCAGACAACTTTCGGCATCAACATCACACGATTTTATAGAGTGGTGTGGATTGATTGGAGATATGCAAGAGAACCCATCATTGCAGGTAGGTGTAAAGATTCATCAGCAAGACAGATACTTTGATTTTATACAAGAGTATCCTGACTATGCACCTAAGTCAAGGATGAGTATAAGTCGTATGAAATTCTATCAATGGTTGGTTGCCTACGCTACATATAAAACAAATCAACAACCTGAAGAGGGTAGAGATTCAGCAGGGAAGTGGATGAGAATCAAACCTAAGTTGTCTAACCAACAAACTATATCTCTATAAATGAAAGATACACTTAAAAGAATCGCAGGGTACACAGATGTAATGATGTACAATCACTGCAAAATATTAGCAGGCGTAGTCAATAGAACTATAGAGGTTAATGTAGGGAGAGGTAGAAACATAACAAAGATTACTAAGTTTAAACATACCACTACTAAAGAGGTAAGAGACAGAGTAAACCAAACCGTAGACTATTATAAAAATTTAATGGATAACAAAAAAATAGAGTTTAGAGACTATCAGGTAGAAATTATAAATAAAGGTACTGATGTGTTAAAGAAGCATAGGTTTCTTTATTTAGCTATGGAGGTACGTACGGGTAAGACACTCACAAGCCTTGGGATAGCCGACAAGTTAGGTTGTGGCACTATCTTATTCATAACTAAAAAGAAAGCCATTAGCAGCATCGAGAACGATTTTAATATGCTGAACCCTAGCTATAAGATAACGGTCATAAACTATGAGTCGCTACATAAGCTAGAGGGAATGTACTATGATTTAATTGTATGTGATGAGGCTCACAGTATGGGAGCATTCCCTAAAGCAAGCAAAAGAGCGAAGCAAGTAGGAGATATTATCAAGGCTTATAATCCATACGTTATTTTATTATCGGGTACGCCAACTCCTGAGTCTTACTCACAGATGTATCATCAAGTATATCGTATACCAACTAACCCATTCAAAGCATATGTAAACTTCTATAAGTTCTGTAAAGATTTTGTGGATGTAAAGCAGCGTAAGATTAATGGTCTTATGATTAATGATTACTCTAATGGGAAAATTAGTATACTTGAAGCAATGAATAAGTATACTATTGACTATACTCAAAAGCAGGCAGGGTTCAAGGTTGATACTAGGGAACACGTTCTTGAGGTAGAACTTGAGCCGATTAGCTATAAGATTGCGGCTCAATTAAAAAAGAACTTAGTAGTAGAAGGCAAGGATGAAACAATCTTAGCTGACACTCCTGTAAAATTAATGATGAAACTTCATCAGATATACTCAGGTACAGTTAAGTTTGAGTCAGGTAACTCAACAGTCTTAGACTTATCTAAAGCAAAGTTTATAAACGATAGCTTCGGAGATGTAAAGGTTGGTATATTTTATAAGTTTAAAGAAGAACTTAATGCATTGAAGCAAGTATACGGAGACCAACTATGTACAGACCTTAGTGTCTTTGAAGACACAGATAAGTCTATAGCCTTGCAAATAGTTTCAGGTCGTGAAGGTATATCCTTACAAAAAGCTGAGGCATTAGTATATTACAACATTGACTTTAGTGCTACAAGCTATTGGCAGAGCAGAGATAGGATGACAACTAAAGACAGACTAGAGTCTGATGTCTATTGGATATTCTCTAAGGGTGGTATTGAAAAAGATATATACAAAGCAGTATCTAAAAAGAAAGACTTTACAATTAATCATTTTAAAAAACTAGACTAATTATGATTTATAAATATCCTAAATCATTTTGGTTGATAGCAGAGCAAATAGGACACGCAAGAACTGTTATGGATAAAAAAATATTAGATAACAATCCAAGGTTTGATAGGGGTGAAAAAAACTCTCACGTTGATACAGTTGGTACATTAGGTGAGTTAATAGCAATGGACTACTTGACTAACAAAAACATTGATTTTGAAATGCAAAAACTTTTGGATTTATATCCATCTAAAAATGCTGACTTTGTTTTTAAGAATAAAAAAATAGATGTTAAGTCTACTTTCCATTTTCCAAACGCTCACATACTTGTTAATGAAGAAGCCCATAGAAAAGGATTAGATAAAGTTGATATGTATTGGTTTATCTATATTCTTGATAAAGAAACTGCTGAGTTTTATTTTGTAGATTATAAAGATGTAAGCGATTGGAAATGTAAATTAATGAAATACACTAATGCATTCTACATAAAGAGAGAAGATTTAAAACATTAATTAAATTTGTATATGGCAACTGAGCAACAGATACAAACCAAGAGAATAAAACAACTCGAAGACGAGGGGTACTACGTATTAAAGCTAATCAAGACAAACAAGAATGGGATACCTGACATCGTAGCGATACCACCAAACGCACAGGTTATCTTTAGTGAGGTAAAGACACCTAAAGGAAAGTTGTCTCCTCTTCAAGAATATAGATTAAAGGAATTAAAAGAATATGGTTTTCTCACGGAAGTTTATAGGGGCGAATGAGTTAGAGGTTGTAACTCAACCTGCATTCGAAGAGAAGATACGCTCATATCCCATTGAAGTACACTCAGATATTATAGAGAATATATTATATAGTATAGACCTGTTTTATGATGATGACCTAGTTCAATACATTGGTGGGGTGTGTAATGTAGGACCACCCGTGTTCTATGTAATAGAATACTATCACGAAGAAGGATTCTATACTTCTATTTTAGATTTCCACGAGATAGAATCTGACGAGTACTTAGACTTAATAAATCAATCAAACACAATCGAATCATATGAATAAAAATAACATAGACATAAGTCAAGAAGACTTTCTAAAAGAATTAATAGTAAAACTGTTAGGCGTAGATGTACGTTTAGCAAAAACACGAAAGAGAAACGTGGTAAACGCACGTATGATATACTCTTATATTTTACGTGAAAGAGGGTGGTCATATAAGGGACTTGGGAGAAACATAAACAAGGACCACTCTACTATTATACACTACGTTAAGAACATAAAAGGATATATGAAAAGTGATGTAGAATTAAGGGATTCTTTCCGCTTAGTAGTAGACAAGTTTGAGTCTTATCGTAAGTCTGATTTGTTCTTAACAGAAGATGAACTGAAAAGTGAACTAATTCATTTGCGTACCGATAATAAAAACTTATCTTTGGAACTAGATGTACTAAAGTTGCAGTTAAAAAGTCATAACGAAAAA